TACATTTGAGGCTTGATAGCACATCATTTGCAGAGTCAATAGACGAAACGCAATCCATCGCGCCGGGGTTAAAGGCTTTTATAGATGACTGGACGACCCACGCCGGAGCAGCGGTTGAAGTTTTGGGATATTCCGCCGTAGTTTCATTCGCATCTGGGGCGAATACGGGAGCTGGAACGGTGGATGTCAAGATCCAGGACTCTGACGATAACGTGACTTTTGCCGATTGGACGACTGGGGCCTTTACGCAGGTGACAGTTGATGGAATGCTGACAAGTGCGGCCCTGGCAATCGGCACGACACTCACCAATGTCGCCAATGGGCTATTCACCTATTTCATCGGCGGATTGCCTTACTCAAAACCAGCATACGGGGCGGGCACGGCCCCCGGAAATGACGTGATACCCATGGGAAAATATGGCGCGGTTGCTCTTGATATCGGGGCCGATAATGCAGTTGACGTGATTGAGGCCGCCGGGAATGCTGCTGGATACAACACGGCGGCCCTTGCCATTGCGGGAATTCCTGCGGTTGCGGCAAGTCATGTGAGGATGGGGACGGTGACGGCCATGAAAAGCGATGGGGCTTTCACCTTTGGCACGACGGCCCTCAATGCCGTCAATTCTACGGTCGCCTACACTCAAGCGACCCTGAAGGCGAATTACAACACGACCTATGAGAAGGCTTATACCGGGACGAAACGGTGGATCAAGACAACCTCTAAGGTGTTAGTGGCCGATTGCTCATTCGGAACATCGGTTATCCGGGCATTGGCAACTTCCGTTGAGGATGATTGGTTAAATGATGCAATCGCCGAAGCTCGACAATATGTCGAAGACATAACAAGACGGGGGATATTAACACAAACATGGGACTATTATCTCGATGGATGGCCAGATGGGGACAGGATAAAAATTCCATTTGGAAATTTGCAGACCGTGACACATATCAAATACAAGGAAAGCGATTGGGCTTCTGCGGCGGACGATAAAACATTGACCTTGACAACCGATTATCTTGTCGAAACCAATGGTGATCAATGTGGCTTTATAGTATTACCTTATAGTGGATCATGGCCATCGACGACATTATTTCCCTCAAACCCAATTACTATACGATTTATCTGCGGTTGGACTACGGCGGCGCTGGTTTCTCGGCATCTAAAAGCAATGATAAAGCTCCATTGTGCCGATAAATATAAACATCGGGGTGAAGGAATTACGGGGCATGTCTTCGTGGAAGATAAAGCATTTTACAGACTTAGAATAATCGAGACCTTATGGGATGAATTTTAATGACGACGGCAGCTGGTGACCTTAACAAACGCATAACATGGCAATATAAGACCAAGATATCTGATGGGATGGGGGGTTTTACGGATACCTATGTTGATGCCTGCACCGTTTGGTGTGCTATTTTGCCGACTTCAGCCAATGAGATTGTCGCTGCGAATGCCACAAGTATGGTAGTCAGTCATCAAATCCGAATCAGATATAGGAGTGTTTTTAAACCAAGCTGGAGGGGGAAATTCGGGAATCGTTATTTTTCGATAGTGGGCATCACCAACCCCAATGAAAGTTGCGAATGGTTAGATATCCTTTGTAAAGAGGCATCCAGTTGAAAGCCTTGACAACTGCCATCTTTGGATTAATGACATCGTCTACCGCCCTTTATGGGAAGATCAGCGATCGTCTTTATAAAGGCCATGCACCGGATGGGGCAACATATCCCTATGTCGTTTTCATGCTAATTTCGGATGTACCGGCGGATACCTTTACAGAAAAGTTGGACGATGTTTTGATACAGTTTTCCCTTTTTTCTTCGGCATCCTCATCTGGAGAAGTGGAGGATATATATACGGCATTAAAACTTCTTTATGATGATTGCTCTTTGATTCTTACTCCTACGACTTTGATCTGGATGAAACGGGAGAATGCAACTCTCATGATGGAGGATCATACTACGCCCGATGGGACGGTAGAAGTTTGGCACTATGCCGTGGATTACAATATTATTCAACAAAGATAAGAAATGATATGGAGAAAAGGCTTTCAGAAATAACACGTTCCGAATGGATTGCCTTTGATTGGCTTGAAACCGCAGCAGGAAATGATGAGGAAAGGACTTTCATTCGTAACTTTAGGCGTACTCCCAGTGAGGCAGCGCAGGCGCGGGATGATTGGGATTCGACAGCCGAGGAGCGGAATGAAGCGGTAGAAGAAGCGTGAAAAACAAGAATATCATAGCGGTTCAGAATTTGATTAAATGCCTTGATCTGGAAAGTCTAAAAAATTTAGAGGTAGTGGCGAACCTTGTGCGGGCCTTTGGGATCATGCCTTGGGTTCATCCGGGAATGCCTCTGTTTGGCCCTGAAGTAATATTCATAAATCCTGGAGATATGGCTGCGATAGGGCAGACTCCGGACCAGATAGCAAAGGCGCTTGTTTATTTGAGTGCGTTTAAGATTAATTCTTTCTGTGAGATCGGGGTATGCACCGGAGGAAACTTTTTATTCATGTCCGAGTATCTCCGGCGATTCAATCCTATGATTCAATGTCTGGGGATAGATCCGACTAATTACCTCAATTCAGAAATCCGGGAGATCATAGAGTTATCGGATTGGCTACGGTTCGCTTCAGTAACAAGTGACCAAATAATGGGGCGGAAGTTCGACCTTGTGTTTATTGACGCTGATCATACAACCGCATGGCTTACCAAGGATTATGAGAATGTGGGGAAGCATGCAAGGTTTTGCGCATTTCATGATCTTCAAGATCCACTCTGGCCTGATGTGGCGGCCTTCTGGATATCATTGAAGGATCTTCCAAAGAAAGAACGGGTCGAGTTTCTTGACGATCCATCGGGGTGTAAGACGCATGGGATCGGATTAATCCATGATAAAGAAAAGGCAATAAAATTATGAATAGGCAGATACATTTAATAACGCCCTTCATGCGACATCACCTCAAAGATACTTTAATCAAGGCATATGGGCCGATGAATATCATCTGGCATCCGATAGTGTTTCAGGATGAGTCGGCAAACTTCAATGAGCCATGGATATTCCCTTATATCATCCCGATGAATAGGAAGGATTGCAAGGCCGCGATGCCTCAATATACCATGCGCAATTGGTGGATAAAAAACAATGGAATCATTGATGACGATTATTATGTAACAGTTGATGACGATGATATGTATGAGGCCGGGGTATTCGACGCCATCAAGCAGATGGATGCCGACATTGTGATTATTTCCCTAAAGCGGGGACATCAGATACCAGCGGACGCAATCTCGATCAGGCAATATCCGATAAATACCCTGATTGCCCATCCTGACAATGTGCAACGTGGGGAGATCAGTTCCCAACAGTCTATTATTAAAGGGAAAATCTTCAAAGCACATCTTTTTGACGATTCATCACAATTTGGTGATGGTGATATGGCAGTGCACCATAAGAAATCCGGGGAACAGATTGCATATAGGCCGGAGCTATTTGCCTTGTTTAATTACTATGAGCCGGGGCGATGGAATAAACCGGAAATTTCCTTCGGAGTTCTTGTCAATGATATGATGCGTCTAAATATGGTTTTAAGGAATTCGGCACTCGATCCATCTATCCCATGTCATACGATCAAGATGCCAGAATCAGCAACAAAAGGGCTGAATAAATTGCTCGATATCATTGAAACATCGGGTGCTACTGTTGCCGTCTTGACGCATCAAGATATGTTTTATAGACAAGGATGGACCGAGCAGGTAAAGGAACAATTGGCGAAATTACCGGATAATTGGATCGTTGCGGGGATTGTTGGGAAGGATATGGCGGGGAAGTATGCCGGAAAATTCCATGATATGAGAACCCCGCTTCAATTCGGTAGCGAATCAGACATATTCCCTATACCAGCATCCTGTTTTGACGAATCCTGCATTATTGTCAATATGAAGAAGAAATTTCGGTTTGATGAAGGATTGGATGGATTCGACTTGTATGGGACACTTTGTGTACTTCAAACGTGGGAAATGGGAGGGACGGCCTGGATCATAAATGCCTTTGCAGAACATTATTGTATGAGGCCGTTTACATGGTATCCAGACAAAACATTTGAAGAATCTTTTATGTTTCTGCATAGAAGATTTCCAAATGCTTTTAGAATAGATACTACAGTGATAGGGGTTATTCGCCAAGATAATCCGCCGCGATGGGATAAAACAATAGAGGCACTTGCAGAGCAAAGTGCGATACATGCGAAATCGCTTACCGCTATAGATAGGGATGTTACTTGTGAGCTATAATTTCAAACAATGGCATTAAGGAAAAAGTCAAAAACAATAAAGGCAAACCGTTAGGCTGATCACTTAACGGGGAGTAGTTATCCACGAAAAGGGGACTGATGAGCTCATCCATCAGTCCCCTTTTCTTTTGCCTTAAATAAACAAGGAGGTAAGTAAAATGGCAGCGATCGGCGGAAGATTAGCGAAGGTGATGTATGGAGCCAATTTGGTAGCAGGCATGGGCACTTGGAGCATGTCGGGGTTTGTTCCTGATGTCCTGGAGGCAACCGCATTCGGCGACACGGTGAAAACGTGGTTAGAGGCAGGTATCGGAGATGCGGGGACGGTATCGTTCTCGGGCAACTACGATCCCGCTGATACAGCCGGGCAGGTGGCTCTCAATGCACTGTCGAACCTTGGGCTGGAGTTGACCAACCTTTATTTCTACGAATCGACATCCGTCTTTTGGCGGGTCGGCGCGGGCGGCAAGATCATCCTGACCAAGTTCAATGCGGTGACGATGGCCAAGAATGCCTTGGGGACGATTTCCTTTGAAGGCAAGGTATCCGCCAAGGTAATGGAACGGGTTTCCTAAACCGTCTTTATAAAGAAAGCGAAGGTGAAAAATGTTTGTTGACCTTGATAACTTACAGGGGGAATGGTTTTCTTTTTTCGGGTCCCATATCGATCCGAGTACCGGGGAAACCATTTTTGAAGAGCCGGTATCTGATGCCAGGGTGCAAATCCGCAGCATGATCCCATTTGTTGAAGAGCGCATGGCGAAGCGAAAAAAGAGCGTCGAGCACGTCTACAATCCGAAGACCAGGGCGATGGAAAGGATTTCGTACTATCCCGAACTTTCCCTTGATGAATCCAAGACAGAGCGTGACGACGCCTGGGATTATATTATTACCGCAATCGAGAATTTCAAGGATAGCAAGACCAATGAGTTGATTCTCTGTACGCGGGAAAACAAACTCAAACTGATGAAAGTCCCTGTCTTTGACCGTTTCGTTGCGCGATGTTTGCAGATCCTGACCAGTTCCGGCGTCAAGATGAAAGAGGAAGAAATAAAAAACGTACAAGCTGGGTAGAATGGGCGGATGAATATTTACCCACCTGCCCAGCTTGCAGGGAAATGTATGCGAAAAGGAATCCCCCAGAAATACCTCCATGCACGGAAGGAATCGCTGCAACAAACTGGGAACCTTGCCGGGTAGAACTGAAGGAAGAGAATGAGGATGTCGCAAAAATTTATCAGATTGTGCGGGACCAAATTTTGACAGTAGGTGATCACGTAGTTGATTTGAATCATCTCGCAGTCTGGGCGGCGATTGATGGATATGGCATTAAAAACCGCACAAAAGTTTTCGAACAGGTAATGCAGACATTCCATCATTTTCTAAAAGAGAGCAGGGATAAATGAGAATTGTGAATTGGAACCCCAGCATTTTTGACGAGGAAATCATTGGTGCAAGCATGGAGAGACTTGAGGCGGCGGCTGAGGTAGTTGCTGCGAAGGCAAGGGCTAATTGCCCCGTAGGAACTCTGAGCCGTCCCATTTATAGACGCGGTCCATATGCCGGAGAAACCTGGACGAAAAGAGACGCAGGTGCCCTAAAAAAGACAATCCGAGTGGTGAAAAAAAGGGGGCAAACAAAAGGTATTGTCGTTGCGAAATTCCGCAATGTGTGGGTGATGGCTGGGAATTACAATATTTATTATGCCCGGATTGTGGAGTATCACGGTAAGGCATTTTTGCGAAATGCTCTAACAAATTCCATTGGAGAGATAAAAAATATTTTGCAGAATGGAGTTTAAATGGCTGCCGGGAAAGTAGCCGGGACTATTTTTGCTGAATTAGCACTCGACACTGATAAATACACTAAGAGTCAGCGGGAAATCCTTGCGAGTGCTTCTCAGACTGCCCTCAATGTAGAGCAAAATTGGAAAATTTTGGGGCAGAAATCGGATGTGATCTATGATGCGATGAAACAAAGGGCTATCAACGCTTTCGAGATGATCAAAAATTCCGCCACATCCAGTGCCGCCGAAATAGTCCGCGCAGAGCAAGCCAAGAATGAAAAGATTCAATCCTTAAATGACCAACAGTTCGGCAAACAAAAATCATTCATAGATTCCATCAAAGAGCATTGGATCGCTGCATCTGCCGCCATTGTAGCCGCATGGATGCTGGTGAATAAGGCGATGGCATATATGGATGTGGGTGCCAAGGCCCTTCAAGTTGAATCATCCTTCAAGATCATGGCCGAGGCCGCAGGTGTAAATTCAGAAAGCATGATTGCGAGCATGAAGAAGGCCACAAAAGAGACTATCGAGGATTCCGATTTGATGCAGAAGGCCGTCAAG